AACGTACTAATCGTTTCCAAGACTTAGAAGCCAACACAGGCACTGATGCGGCTGATCCAACATTGCGTGATGTTGTGTATTACGAGTGCATCATGAAGGTTGACTATGACGGTGACGGCATTGCTGAACGCCGCCGCATTTGTGCTATTGGCGCTGAAGGCACACACATCCTTCATAACGAGCCATTTGATCATGTGCCGTTTGCAGTTGTATCGCCCGTGTTGATGCCACACCGCCTGATTGGTCGCAGTATCTATGACATGACCGAAGACCTACAGGTGATTAAGTCCACACTAATGCGTCAGTACCTCGACAGCGTATACACCAGCACATTGCCACGAATGGTTGCCGTTGAAGGCCAAGTGAATCTTGATGACTTGCTTGAGGGTACTGCTGGCGGCATAATCCGCGCCCGTCAGCCCGGTATGGTGCAAGCCATTACAGGCACCCCTGTAGGCGGCGAAGTAAGGCCTTTGATGGATTATCTCGACAACATCAAAGAACAGCGTACAGGCATGAGCAAAGCCTCACAGGGCTTAGATGCAAATGCGTTGCAATCAACGACAGCCAGCGCTATTAGCGCGACAGTTCGTGGCGCACAGGTGAAGCTGGAAAGCTATGCGCGTACAATGGCTGAGACAGGCGTTAAATCGCTGTTTAAGGGCATCCTGCACTTGGTCACAAAGTACGACAACAAGCCGCGTATCGTGCGTCTGCGTAATAACTTTGTGCCTATTGATCCGCGTGAATGGACTAGCGAGTTTGATGTCGTTGTACAGGTAGGGCTTGGAACGGCTGATGATGAGCAGAAGATTGCGTTCCTGACGCAGATTGCTGCAAAGCAAGAGCAAATCCTGATGCAGTTAGGGCCAAACAATCCTGTGGTGAGTATGTCGCAGTATGTAAACACACTGCGTAGCATTGCAGAGATTGGTGGCTTCAAGGACGCTGACCAGTTCTTTGCAAGTCCACAGCAGATACAGATGCAGCAACAACAGCAACAGCAACAGCCGCCACAGCCTAATCCAGAGGTTGCTATGAAGCAGCAGCAGATGGAAGCAGAACTGGCGCTGAAGCGTGAGAAGATGCAAGCAGATATTCAGCTAGAGCGTGAAAAGATGACGATGGAAATGGAACTACGCCGTCAGGAGTTGCAAGCCGAAGCTGAGTTGCGTATGGCGAAAGCTGTTACAGATTCACAAATCTCAACCAACCTACCGCGAGTGTAAAATGCCGAACAAGATGAAAAGCAATAATCCGCCACGCCGCATAGACATTCGCGGTCAAGATCATTTACTGGCTTACATCACGCCGGACGAAGCAAAGCTGTTAAAGGCTATGGGCGGATCGGGTGAAAAGGTAAATGGTGTGCCTGCTTTTTTTGATCCCGGTGAAAGGGATCAGTTGGGTTCTGGTACAATAGGTCAAGACTTTAGTGGTTCTGATGCAGACGAAGTAGGTGATTATTCAACTGACGATGCCTTCAATGTTACATCAGATGAAGACTTAGATCAGGATTACCAGCAAGACCTAGCCGCTGCCGCTGCCGCCGCGCAAGGTTTTGATATGAGCGGGTTTGCTTTTGGTGATGATTTTGACCCCACATCTCGTCAAACAGCCAGAGACGTTTACGACACGATGATGTCTATTAGAACCGGAACTGGTTTAGGCTCACAGGCGGCAAGAGATCAGATTTTAGGATATGCTCAAAACCAAATACAAAACAGAATGGTAAATGCTAACGCGCTTATGAAGGGCTACCCTGTTTCGTTTCTTGGGAAGACATTTAACATACCATCTATGCCCGGAATAATGGGTGGGCTTTTGGGTAAGGCCAATTTGTCAAATATCAGTCGTGTTCTTGGTACTCAAGGTGCAATTCCTGCTTTTGATGTTACTGGCAAGGTGCAGGGTGCATATAACGCTTCGGGAATATATAGCGGGAATGACACAGGGCCAATGTTCGATGACGGCTCAGGCCCAGATACTGTCCCTCCTGTATACAATCCAACAACAGGTGAAAGTCAGTGTCCTGATGGATATGTATTTGATGCTGACTTGCAAGCATGTCGTTTGGATACAACATTGCAGAATGTTGGCGACACAGTAGGCGGTGATGGGTTTACATATCAACCCGGCACATACGCTCGTATGGGCTTGCTTGATGTAGCACCAGAAGGCTTAGAACAATTCGCGTCCACTTATGGCACAGGTTTCGGAACAGCGCCTGACTACGAAGCGGCTAATCTTGCGTATCGCAAGCCAGTGGGAACAATGAGCGGTATTTTTCAAGATCCGTATAACTTACAAGGAATGACGTTACTTTCATGAACGAAGGAAAAGCAAGGGAACAGATGGCTAGAGCCGACAAGGCCGAAGCCGTATTACGCAATGAAATATTCATAGAGAGTTTTGAGTATTTAGAGAAAGAATTTACCAATGCGTGGAAGCAAAGCGCGATAGGAGACACAGACGCCAGAGAGCGACTATATATGCTTTGTCAGAACTTAGACGCATTAAAGTCGTACATTCACAAGGTAGTGGAAGATGGAAAATTGGCAAAAGCAACATTAGAGGAGTTGCATAAACGCCAACAATTTGAGAAAAGGAAATAAGTTATGTCCGACAATCCGCAAGGAACCGGGTCTATTTCATTAAATGATGCAGTTAGCCTTCTAAACACCCCCATCCCGGACAAGGTTGAAGAAGAGCGACCAGAGGAGCAAGAAGCCCCTCAACCGATGGAGGCAGAGGCCGAAGTCACCGAAGAGGATAATCAGCTAGAGGCTGAATCCTACGAGGATGATGAGGATGATGCTGTTGAAGTCGAAGAGTCTGAAGAAGAAGATGACTATGAGGACGTAGAAGAGGAATCTCAGGAAAACCTTTACACGGTCAAAGTAGACGGTGAAGAGGTAGAGATCACCCTTGACGAAGCCTTAAATGGTTATCAACGACAACAGACTTTTACAAAGCGTAGTCAGGAAATTGCGGAGCAACGCAAAGCTGCTGAGAAAGAAGCAGCCCAAGCAAAGGAAGCAAGAGACTACTACGCACAGCAACTTGATGTGCTGGCACAGCAGATCCAACAGACAATCCCACAGGAACCTGATTGGGTTGCATTAGCAAAAGAGGTCACGGCTGAAGAGTACAACGCAATTAGAGCAGAGTACGATAATCGACAAGCAAACCTCGCAAAAGTGGAGCAAGAGCGGCAAGCAGTCGCTCAACAACAGGCCGCTGAACAGGAAAAGATGCTTCATGAGCATCTTAGAGCGCAACGGTCTGACATGCTAAATCGCATCCCTCAGTGGAAGGATGACGATGTTAGGAATAAAGAGCGCCTTGAAGTAGTTGAGTACGCTCGTAACATCGGATTTAGCGAACAAGAAGTTTCACAGGCCACAGACGCTAGGGCCGTGGAACTTTTGTACAAAGCGATGCAGTGGGACAATCTACAGCGTAAGAAACCCACCGCTAAGAAACGCACAAGACAGGCTCCAAAGATGGCTAAAGCTGGACAGCCACGCACAAAAAAACAAGCTGCTAGTCGTTCACGGCAAACAGCTATGAACCGCCTAAATAAAGAGCGGTCTGTAGATGCTGCCGTATCATACTTGATGGGTAACTAGCTTTAGAAGGAGCGATTAAATGAGTACCTTTACCACATCGTCAGCCATTGGTGAGCGCGAGCAGCTTGCCGATGTCATCTATCGGATTGACCCCGATGAAACCCCCATCTTCAGCGCACTGAAGAAGGAAACCTCAAACGGTATCTTCACCGAATGGCAAGTTCAGGAATTGGCGGCAGCGTCAGCTACTAACTACGTCAACGAAGGTGCAGATGCCAGCATTGCTGCTCCAACGGCTACCAGCCGTCTGGGCAACTACCATCAGATCTCAGTCAAAGCAGTAGCTGTATCAAAGACCCTTGATGCAGTTGAGAAAGCTGGCCGTGATCGTGAAGTAGCGTACCAGAAGGTACTGAAATCATTGGAACTTCGCCGTGACATCGAAAAAGCAATCGGTGACACAAACGTGGCTCGTTCTGGTGCAGACCCTCGCAAATCAGCATCACTTATCACTTGGATAACCAATGGTGACTCGCCGGGTGATATGGCCTTCGCTACTGGCGATGGCACAGACGTAGCTGATCTGACTGGTACTGCTCGTTCACTGACACTTGCTCAGATTGAAACAGCAATGCAAGCAGCTTGGACAGACGGTGGATCGCCAAAGATTATGGCGACTTCAGCCGCTAACCGGGCTAACTTCTCAGACCTGTCAGCTTCTGGCAACTTGGTCAGCAACGATGTCAACATGACAGCAGCCAAGGAAGTGACCTACGTTGGTTCGACTTCAGTCTTTTTGACTGACTTCGGCACATTGGAAGTCGCTCCTTCACGCTTTATGGGTGATGACAAGGTCTTCTTGATTGACCCAGACTTCGCTGCACTTTGCACCATCAATGGTCGTAACTTCGCTGAAAACGAAATTGCACCAACAGGTGACGCAGAGAAGTTCCAGATTGTGACTGAATGGGCCTTGAAGGTGCTTGCACCTAAAGCCCACGCAGCCGTGATCGGTCTGGACGGATCATAATACTAGAGGGGGCGGTTCTGCCGCCCCTTCATCTCATTGGGGAATGATATGAAAAGACCACTAATTAACGATGCCGTTACAGGCAAAAAAGTTGACCTAGTTACTGACACTGACGGTTCTCAGCGGATCCAGTCTACACAGAACTTTGACACGCTGATGAAACTGAACAGTCAGATGAACAATGATTGGCGTCCGGGCAGTTTGCGCGGAACCCAGAAGCATATGCAGCATGTGGCAGAAATACCTAATGTCGTGTATGCTCACCTAGTAGAAAAGTTTGGCAAACCAAGCGAAAACCCAAAAGCGTGGAAGCAGTGGCTGAACGACAGCGAGAACCGTGCTTTTAGAACTGGTGGTGGACACGTTTAATGGCTATTGCATCTTACGCAGATTTACAGACATCTATCGCCAACTTTTTGGCTCGTGATGATCTAACAGCACAGATACCTGACTTTATTAAGTTAGCTGAAGCCCGTATTAATCGTGAGTTGGAAACTCGTGAGCAGGAAAAGCGAGTACAGGCAACACTTGTTGCTGGTGATGAGTACATTGCTCTACCGACAGATTTGCGTGAGGTAAGAGAAGTTAAGCTGAACACTAGCCCACTTACTGTACTGGACTACGCATCACCTACAAGTCTAGACACGCAATACTCAAGCAACGGTCAAGGTAAACCACAAGGATACAGCATAGTCGGCAAAGAAATGAAGATGCGCCCGATACCTGATAGCGCCTACACAATGGAAATTGTTTACATCGGTGATGTTGATGCGTTGTCTGCTGTAAGCACTCCCACATTGTTTACACGTTCACCTGATTTGTATTTGTACGGCGCACTAACAGAAGCCTATGTGTATCTGTTAGATGAGCAAAGAGCGGCGCAGTATGATGAAAAGTTCACTCGTGCTATAAATGAGGTGCGGATGGACGAAGAGCGTTCACACTATGGCACAGGGCCACTACAAACTAAATCTGTCTACTTACGGCAGAATGTAACAGCGGAGAGATAATACATGTCTGCAATGAGTGATTACCTAGAGAATGAGATTCTCGACCACATCTTAGGTACTGGCGCGTATACAATGCCAACGACAGTATATGTTGGTTTGTCTACAGGTTCTTTCAATGATGACAACAGCGGCACTGAGTTGACTGGTAACGGATATGCTCGTGTATCAATCAGCTTTGGTGCAGCCTCATCTGGCACAGCAAGCAACGATGCGGCAGTTGAGTTTTCAGCAGCTACTGGATCGTGGGGTACGGTAAGCCATTTCGGTTTATTCGATGCTTCATCATCTGGGAACTTGCTTATTCACGGCGCACTTACTGCCAGCAAGGTTATTGAGAGTGGCGACATTCTCAAAATTGCAATCGGTGATATGGATATTACCGCCGCGTAGGTGTAGCCAATGCCGACAACAGCACCACTAGATAGGCTAACTGGAACCCTAGATAGCTATACCTTCACGCTAGACACTCTAGGTGACAAGGTTGCGTGGACTGCTGTTGCCCTAGATCATATGGATGGCTGGGGTGCGCTGGACAACTGGAACTACGGCACACTAGATGCGCTTGCCCTTGAAGTTAAGATTGCTGATGGCTCCGCTGCTACAGCAGCCACAGCTACAGGCACAGCGGTAAAGCTAAAAGGTGTCTCAGCCGCCGTAGACGCCTCTGTAACAGCCTCTAGCACTGCTGGGCGTACAAGGACAGTATCAGCCAGTGTGACAGCCGTTAATACGGCCTCTAGCGCCTTTGCTCGTGTTCGTCCATTTGAGGCTCTGGTCAACGCAGTTGGCACTGCCGCACTTGACGGTACTCGTATCAGAACCGTGGCTGGTTCTGTTTCTGTGTCAGCTTCAGCTACATCAAACTCAAACTTTGTTACATTGGCCGCTGGAACGGCAGACACCACTGTTTCTGTAACAGGCGCGGTCAATGCTGTGTTTAGTGGCCCATCAACGGCAAGTGTTACTGTTTCACAAGAAACATCTGCAAAGATACTTGGCGAAGATTGGGGCGAGGTTGAAGTAGGCACTGAGGTATGGACAGATGTGCCTATCGGTTCTGAAATATGGTCTACAGTAACAACATCTAGCGGGACTTGGTTAGGACAATGATACAGTTTGGAGAATGGTTGCCAGATCAGCCTGATTTCATGAACTCTGGTGTAGTTACGGCAGAAAACGTAATACCAGCGGCTAATGGCTATCGCCCACTAAATCAGTTCATTAGCTTCAGCAATGCCGCTAGTGGAACGATACGAGGTATATATGCCGCAAAAGACAATGACGGGAACGTCAAGCTATTCGCTGGCGATGATGCCAAGCTATACAGTTTCAACGCCTCAACTAACAATCTGGACGATGTCAGTAAAGCTGGATCACCAGCCTATGATCTTATCAATGCAGAAAAATGGCGGTTCGTACAATTCGGTGAATACGTCATTGCGGCTGGTGGAATTGGAGAAGAACTGCAAAAGTGGCAGTTAGGTACTGACACCGCGTTTTCTGATTTAGGTGGTTCTCCTCCAAAGGCTGACTTCATTGCAGTTGTTCGTGACTTTGTGTGGACAGGTAATATTGATGAAGGTTCTGGCCGTGTGCCTTATAAGGTGCGTTGGTCTGGTTTTAACGATATTGATGGGTGGACAACTGGCACAGATCAGTCTGACTTTCAAGAACTGCCTGATTCCGGCGCTATCACTGGTATGGTTGGCGGTGAATACTGCACTATTCTATGTGAGAAAGCTATCTTCCGGGCAACATATACTGGCCCACCTCTTATCTTCCAGTTTGACAAAGTTGAAAGCCAGCGCGGTTGTTCTATCCCCGGCTCAGTGTGTAATTATGGTTCTATTGTGTTTTACTACTCAGACAATGGCTTTCATATGTTTGATGGACAAAGAAGCACACCTATAGGCAATGAAAAAATAGACAAGTTTTTTGCTAAAGACTTCAACGCTCAGTACAAGAATAAAATGACAGCCGCTGTTGACCCGCTCAATCAGATTGCTGTTTGGTCATACACTAGTATTGCTAGTACAACTGGCCGTCCTGATAGGCTTCTCATATACAACTATGCACTCAATCGTTGGTCTATCGGCAATGTTGAGGCTGACTTTGTAGCACCATTTTTTAGTGCTGGTTACACAGTAGAAGATTTAGACAATCTGTCAGCGACACTTGATGGTCTTACTACTGTTCTTGATAGCCAGTTATTCCGTGGCGGCGAGTTCTTCTTTGGCGGTGCGGTTGGCGACAAGCTATACACGTTTACTGGAGATCCGTTGCAAGCCACGATCACGACAGGTGAAGCCGCTGTAAGTATGGGCAAGCACAGTATCGTTACTAGAGTTTATCCGTATCACGAAGATGGCACAGTTGAATTATTTGTAGGCATGAGAGGCACACCGTTAGATACAGTAAGTTTTGATGCTGGCGGCACGACAAATGCGGCTGGCTTTGTGCCGTTTAGGGCGGCTGACAGGTATCATCGTGTCAAAATGTTGCTATCTGGCAACTGGTCATTTGCGCACGGTATAGATGTCGAGGCTAGACAGGTTGGCAGACGATGACGATTGAGCAGCGCAAAGCTAATTTTCGTATATTGAATCCAATCACCGCGACAACGCGAGAGATTGCCGAAGTTCTTAATCGCACTATTGATGGTGGATTGAATAGTGTCGGATACGTTACATTAGCCGCAAACTCAACAGAGACAACAGTTTCGGAACCAAGGTATAGCACTGAAAGCCTAGTTTTTTTCTGTGGGGTTGACCACAATCCGTGGCATCATAATCCATATGTTAAAGGCACTAGCACAAACGGGACAATGGTTATTGGGCATGACAACCAAGGACACACAGCAGATTTCGCATACCTCATTATTGGATGAGTTTGAAAGATTAGCGCATCATATAGATGCTGCTTTAGCATATTCGGGTGGCACACATAGTTCGCTAGATGTGTTAGACGCTATAAAGCAAGGAAAAGCGCAGTTTTTCCCATTGGAAAATTCTGTTATAGTGACGGAAATAGTTGACTACCCGAAAAGAGCCGTTTGTCGCATTTGGCTGGCTGGCGGTGAGATGGATGAGTTGATAGAGGCTGAGAAAGAACTGGTGAAGTGGGCTAGAAACCACGGATGCAGCGGAATGGAAATCATCGGGCGCAAAGGCTGGGAACGGCAGTTAAAAGACTACAGCGCGGCGTCAACTGTACTAATAAAGGAAATATGAGATGAGTTTAGGCAAAGGCGGTGGCAACACAAGACAGATACAGTCAAGCACTGTAGAACCCCCTGCGTTTCAAAAGCCATTTATTGAGTATGGCTTGTCTCAAGCTAAACAGCTTTATGAATCAGAAACACCTCAGTATTACCCCGGTAGTACAGTTGTAGGTTACTCTCCAGAATCTGAAATGGCTCTGCAAGGTATGCGTCAAAGAGCCATATCTGGTAGCCCATTCATTCAAGGCGTACAAGATGTCGTAATGCAGAACCTTATGGGTACAAACCCACTGCAATCAGCAGCATTTAAACCAGTTGTTGATCAAGTTGCGGCACAGTTCGCCAGTGCTGGTCGTTACGGATCAGGCGCACAGCAAGGGGCTTTAGCATCCGCTTTAGCGCCTATGGCATTGGAAGCACAACAGAGGGCTATCGCACAGGCACCAGCGGCGCGCCAGTTTGGGTTTGCTGATCTTGAGACGCTTGCACAGGTTGGTGCGGCTCGTGAAGCCCAACAGGGAGCGGAACTTGCGGCAGATATTGAACGGTTCCAGTTTGAGCAAGCACGGCCACAAGAGAAGTTGGCGCAGTATCTTGCCGCTACACGCGGTGGTGATTTGGGTCAGACGACTTACGAAGCACAACAACGTCAGCCACTCACAAGCATCCTTGGCGCTGGTTTAGCTGGTGCAGAACTAGGCCAGATGGCTGGTATTGGCGGCGGCACAGGCGCTCTTATCGGCGCTGGTTTAGGCTTGCTAGGTTAGGAGAGTTAGATGGCTGATAATCCGTTTCTGAGAGGTATGACAGGCCAGCAGATGGGTGTTACCCGTAGGCCGCTTACTGACTTCTTTGGTCAGCAGCAACAGTCCACTATGGCACTGCCCGTCAGACGCCCAGTTGCCCCACAGCGCCTCTCAGCGCAATCTACACAGCCTTTAGACATTGCTGGGCTACGCAGACAGGTGCTGGCTCAGTCAGCCGCTCCTACAGCGCCACAATCGCGTCAGGCATTGATGGCTAAGTACGGCTTGGCACCGACTGCCCCTGCTCAAAGACCATCACCTATGCAACGCTTGTCAGCGGCATTACCAGCGGCTGGTACGCCTCAAATGGCTGGGTTAGGCGCTGCTGGTCGCACTATGCTGGAACTGAGTGGTTATCAGCCAGCGGCGACTGCACCATCATTGGGTCAGATACTGGCACGGTCAGCAGAGGCTGGCATCGGTGCTATGGAGAAGAAGCAAGCGGCAGAACAAGCTGCGGCAGAAAAGAAAGCGGCGGCAGAACGTCAGGCGCGTCTTGATGAGTTAGACCGTAGAAACATTGAATCACAAATAGCGGCTAGAGAAAAAGAAGAAAAAACAGGAAAGCCATTAAACTTTAAATCAACAACGGTTATAGATCCAGAGACTGGTCAAAGAGGAAAAGCTGATGTTGCTTTCTTGCCTCTTGGTAGTCCTTTAATAGAGGCTCTGGGTGGAGATCCCACTACTGGAAGGGTTGTTCGTAAAGGTAGTTTTGTGCCTGATAAGCCTTCTTCAGAAAACAATATAAGAACAGTTACTGGTGTTGGTGTAGTAGATTTTTCAGACCGTGAAAACCCAAAAGTTCTTATGGAATCTGAAGACCCTAGAAGATTTACTAATTTAGGGCCGTATAGAAAAGGCGGAAAGTCTATCGGAGAAGGCACTCTTGATAGACACACAGGTGAAAGATTTATAGAAAAAGCTGATGGAACTCGTATACCTATACCTGATGACGCTATACCTGTTACTGAGGGTATGGCAGCTATGGGCATACCTAATTTCGGTCAATTCAAAAAGATAAGAGAAGAACTTAACGCAGACGAAGTAAGTATGCGTAATTACGCCAGCTATCTTAAAAACATTGAGAACGCAGATTCTGGTATTGGAAGACTGGCAGATGACTTTAGTGCTTACATAAAAACATTCCTTTCAACAAACGCAAAAGAGTTAAAGTTATCTGAAGAAGAACTCGCATTAAGGATTGCTCAAGGTCAGATGCAGGGTCTTCTTGGATCAGCAAGGATAGAAACTGTGGGTGGTGGTGTAATGACAGAGCAAGATGCTTTGCGTGTCATTCAAAACATAGGCGGTAATGTAGACGCATTGCAAAGCAAACAAGTAGTGAAAGGGCAAATAACAAGAATGTTTGCTCAGAAGTACAACAAATACGAAAAGAACATTAATGACTACAATAATGCAGTTGAAAATCTTTACTCTGACAGAGGTTACGACAGAAAGTCACCAATAGAGGTTGATGCAAGATTGTTTGACCCTAAAATTATGGCTGAAATGGGATTGGAAAGTATGGTTGACACAGAGGATTCTGACACAGAAACCTCAGACGCTCTTAGCGAAGCATTAGGGCAGTATGGAAACTAATAATATGGCTGAACCTACCTTAGAAAGATTAGAATCAGCGTTTATGAACGCTCATAAAGCTGGCGATAAAAAAGCCGCTGGAGTTCTTGCTGCTGAAATTAAAAGACGTAGAGCCGCTGCTTCCGTAAAAAAAGAACCACCCACACCTCAACAAGAAATGATGTCTATGCCAGATGAGTTTACTGGCGAGGCCACACCAGAAGCCAAAAAGTTCATCCCCGGCGTTGCAAGAGAGTTGGCGCAAGGTCTTACATTCGGCGGTGCTGGTGAACTTGTTGGCGCTGGTAGAGGCGCTATGGCTGCTTTGCGCGGTGAAGAGTTTATGCCAGCGTTTCAAGCTGGTATGGGCGAGTTTGAAGCAAAGCGTAAACAGTTCAAAGAAGAGTACCCAGCGTCTGCATTAACAGCAGAAATAACTGGCTCACTGCCTACAGCATTAGCTGGTGGTGCGTTACTTTCTGGCACAAGACTGTTTCAAGCCGCACCAAAAATATCTCAGACAGCATTAGCGGCTGGTGAGGGTGGTTTATACGGACTTCTAAGTGCTGAAGGTGATATAGAAGAGCGTCTGCCACAAGCTGGCGTTTCTATGGCCGCTGGCGGATTGCTGAGAGGTGCTGGGGAGGTATTGCCAAGAGTTACAGAGCCAGCAAAACGTCTTATCTCTGAGAAGATTCAGCCGACTGTCGGGCAATCATTTGGGCCTTTAATAAAGGCCACCGAAGAGCGTTTGGCGGCTGTGCCATTGCTAGGCGATGTTATAAAAGGCGGTCAAAGAGAGGTTGTTGAATCATTCGATAAGAGAATGATTGAGGGCGCTTTAGCACCGATTAATTTCAAAGTTCCTACTGGTAAAACTGGTGTTGAGGCAATGGAAGCGGCAGAAGACGCCCTATCAGCCGCATTTAGAGAGGCTACACCAAAAGCTGGTATGCCGGATGCACGACCGCTGCAAAACAAGATAAATGAGATTGTTCAGAATAACACTGATTTGCCAAGCGATATTTTTAGGCAGATGAGGGAAAAACTGAACAAGACTATTGGGCCATCTCTGTATGATAAAAACTATAGAATGAGCGGTGAGGCCATTAAGAAAGCGGATAGCGCACTTGGCAAACAAGCCATTACCTACATAAGAACTGGCGACCCAGATAAACAACAAATGGGTAGGGCTTTGTTTGAGATGCAGTCTTATTTGCGCGATGAATTGATTAGACAAAACCCAGAGGCAAAAGCCCTTTCTGCTGCCCGTGAAGCATATAAGAACATGAAGCCAGTAAGAAAAGCCGCCACATCAGCCGCTGGGGATGTTGGTCTGTTTACTCCGGCACAAATGCTTCGTGGAATGAAATCTGCTGATGTAAGTATTGATAAGACAAGATTTGCTACTGGTAAGATGCCGCAACAAGAGTTAGCTATGACAGCCAGAGATGTTATTGGCAAAACAATACCAGAAGACAGAAGCCTTTTGGCGGCTATGGCATTAAAACCGTCTTTAGTGCCAATATCTGGGGTTGCTGGAATAGCTGGACAACCTTTCTATCAAACAGAACTAGGCAGAAGAATAGCCAGAAATATTATACAGACGCCGGGGGCAGCATTGAGAGCATCAACTGTTTCACCAACGGTTCCTGCTGGCATTGGCGGTCTACTAGCAGAACAATAGGAATGATGCTATAAATAAGGCAGTCGCCTTTAGGAGAAAGAAATGGCAAAGACAAAAATCAGCGAATACGATGCAACTGCATCTAACAACACGGACGTAGACAGCATCGACCTTGGCGAAGGCACGATGGTGCCAAGCGATGTAAACAACGCTTTCCGTGAGATTATGGCGCATCTGGCTGATATGAACGCCGGGACATCTGCCATACAGGATACTTTCACGCTGTCTGATCCGACTGACGATACTAAGCAGGTACGCTTCGATGCGGTAGGCGTTACCACTGGCAACACTCGTGTGCTAACTGTGCCGGACGCAGACGCCACTATCGCTGGCCTGTCTATCGCGCAAGAATTTACCGCAACGCAGAACTTTAATGCCACCACGCTTACCGATGCGGCGACCATTAGCTGGGACGCATCAGCCAATCAGGTGACTAGCGTTACCCTTGCTGGCGACCGCACATTCGGCGCACCTACCAATATGGTTGACGGCGGTGTGTACGTCCTGACGGTCATCCAAGACGCCACTGGCACCCGCGTACCAAGCTGGAACGCCGTGTTTAAGTTTGCGGCGGCAACAGCACCGACACTGACAACGACTGCGTCTGCAAAGGACATTCTGGTGTTCCTGTCAGACGGCACAAATATGTATGAAATCGGGCGTAGCCTGAACGTATCGTAAGGCGGTATTATGAGCAGTTTATTCGGTATTGGCGGCGGCGGTAATGTAGGTGCCAGCGGGTCGTTTTACGACTACAGCATTGACCAGTCTCTGCGGTTTGATGGTGCTACTTCATACCTACAATTTACGCCAAGCAATGCCGCTACGGATAGTAGCAAAATAACCTTTTCAACGTGGGTTAAAACGTGGGGATTTGGCATATCTGATGGGTACATTCTTTCGGCAGGTGCCAGTTATATTGATGGTGTTGGATATAGTCCTAATCATAATTTTACGTTTGTAAGGCAAGGCGTAACAAGAGTGACAGGCAACGCCGTTAGGCGTGACCCTTCAGCTTGGTATCATCTTTATGTAACTTATGATGCAGATGGCGATGGCTATGCTAGAGTTTATGTCAACGGCGTATTGGATAATGAAGCGGCGGAAACTACTGATTTAGCTAAACTAGGTGTCAATGGTCAAACACATAGGATTGTTCGCAAATCTAACGGAAGCACATATCTTGATTTGTATCTTGCAGAAACGCATTTTATTGACGGTTCAATCGTACCGATAAGCACTTTTGCAGAGACAAAAAACGGGGTCTGGACGCCTGTACAGACTTCGGGAATTAGTTATGGTAACAACGGCTGGTATCTCGATTATGCAGATACCAATGATATTGGAAAAGATGTTTCCGGCAGAGGTAATCATTGGACGGCTTATAACCTAGCCGCAAGCGATGTCGTGCTGGACAGCCCGACTAATAGCTTTGCGAATTGGAACGTGTTACAGCCAGCAGGTGCGGCATCAGGTGTAATGACGCTTTCTGAAGGCAACTTGAAGGCGACTGGCGGCTCAAGCATTTACCGACAGGTTATGGGCAATATGTCTGTGCTTGGTGGCAAGTGGTACACTGAGTTATATATTACTGATGCTGGCTATCCATCTTGGACATTTGGCTGGACAAAGGCAACTCGATATGAGGCCTACACAGGTGCAGGAAACCAATCTACGCACCTCGCAAGCATTGGATATTTTACAGGTTCAAATTTATACATAACTGATTTCGGTAGTGCTAGTTCAGCTACTAGAACCCTATCCTATTCAAGCAATGGCTCACCAACAACAGGTAGCATAATTGGCTGTGCCGCTGATTTTGATAACGGCAAACTCTGGTGGTCTGTAAATGGAACGTGGGTTGATATAGGCTCTGGCGCTGGCGACCCCGCAAACGGCACAAACGCCGCGTCTACTTTTACGGTTTCAACATATGCAGATGATTTTAAGACGCCACATTTTTTGAACTACAATGGGTCTGCTGTTCTGAACACTGGTCAGGATAGCACGTTTGCCGGAAACACAACCGCTGGCGGCAACAGTGATGAAAACGGCTACGGTGATTTCAAATATTCGGTTCCATCCGGCTTTTTAGCCCTCTGTTCAGCCAACCTACCAGAGCCAGCCATCGGCCCGAACAGCACCACAACGAGTGACGAATACTTTAATACCGTGCTTTACACGGGTAATGGGTCAACGCAGAGTATTACTGGCGTTGGTTTTCAGCCTGATTGGACTTGGTTAAAAAGTAGGAGTAATGCACAGGGGCATAATGTATTTGATGTTATTAGAGGCGCAAACGTAGCATTATTTCCTAACGATTCCAATGCGGAATTTACTGATACAGATAGACTTACATCTTTTGATAGTGACGGATTTAGTCTTGGTGCAGATGCTAATGTAAACACAAATAGTGCCACCTATGTCGCTTGGAACTGGAAAGCTGGCGGCACAGCCGTCAGCAACACCGATGGAAGTATTACGTCAAGCGTATCGGCTAATCAGGATGCTGGGTTTAGTATTGTGTCCTATACAGGTGTCAACACCGCCTCTGGGCAAACGTCAACAATAGGTCACGGCCTCGCTTCAGCACCCGAACTAATAATTTGCAAACGCAGAAATGCGTCCGGCTATGGGTGGTCTGTTGGTAGTACGGCTATCGGAAATTTCATTACAAGCAGTGTTTTTGAATTGAATCAAACAGGTGCGCCATCAATTACATATGCGTATGAATGGGGGGCAAATCCAACTAGCACAGTTTTCACAACTGGCTATTCAAGCAGAACAAACATTAACGGCGGCACATTTATAGCCTACTGTTTCCACAGTGTTGAAGGCTTTAGCAAGGTCGGCTCATATGTCGGCAACGGCTCCGCAGATGGCACGTTTGTGGCGGTAGGTTTCAAACCCGCCTTCGTCCTTACCAAGCGCACAGACAGCACAAGCAACTGGGTGATTTGGGATGCTACTAGAAACGAATACAACGTGACAAATAATTACCTTTTGCCTAATTCAACCGACGCTGAAGTGGCTGGGTCAGGCGGGTCTATAGGTATAGACATATTGTCAAATGGTTTCAAATTTAGAAGCAACGCAACAGCTTGGAACGCATCCGGCGGTAGTTACCTCTACTTATGCTTCGCCGAAGCCCCATTCAAATACGCCAACGCCAGATAGGAGATAACCAATGGCATACAAATATAATGGTAAAGTCATCCGCGCTGGTCGGGCGTGGGCAGACGATAACGGTACACAGCACCCAGCAAACTGGATGCGTATGTCAGATGAGCGCAAAGCCGAAATCGGGCTTGTGTATGAGGCTGATCCAGTAGTCGCAAGTTTCGACAATCGCTTCTATTGGTCGGCTGGCGTTGAACGCGCTCTGGATGATGTGAATGAGGTTGATGAAGATGGCAACCCATTGATGCAAGATGGTGAACAGGTCGTCACAAAGGGCTTGAAGAGCAACGCAATCGCGCAGGTCAAAGAGACTGCGGCTGGCTTGCTGGCACCTACCGATTGGATGGTTGTGCGGTCTGCCGAAAACGGCACCGACATTCCTGCCGACACACTCGCCTATCGTGCCGCCGTCAGGAAGGCGTCTAACGACATAGAAGCCGCCATCAGCGGTGCCACTACCCACGCGGCGTTTATGGCGCTGTACGATGCCCCAGTGGACGCTGACGGCAATCCTACAGGCAACGCACCCATCAACGACTGGCCGGACGCATAGCTATGGAAATGACCAGCCTCATCGACACGCTTATCGGGCTAGTCGTGGCTGGCCTCGCTTGGTTCCTGTCAGAGCAAAACAAAGAGCAAAAGCGGCTCAACATTCTGCTGAACAAGACCCGCGAAGAATATGCCACAAAGATGGAACTGCGTGATGATATGCGTCAGGTGATGGATGCCCTGCATCGTGTCGAGGACAAACTCGACAAGGCGCTTGGCCGTGTCTGATGTTCAAGGTAATCGTCCTAGCTTGTAGCGTAGCCTATCCTGAACACTGCTGGGAATATCACGACACAACTGGCCCGTGGGCCACAAGAGAGCAATGCGTCAGCCGGGCGCATGAAATGGGCAACGACATTGCGTCTATTCATAAGGGCGCGATCATGCCACAATCATATAAGTGTAGGCTTCTGGCACCGGGGAGACTGACATAATGGAGCCAGTAACTATCACAGCGGCGGTTGCAGGGGCTACAGCGGCGTTTAACACCATAAAGAATATGATTGCTGCTGGGCGTGATATTGAATCCTGTATAGGCGATGTATCGCGCTGGATGAAGATGGCTAGTGACATTGACCAAGCCGAAAAGCAGTCAAAGAACCCACCATTGTTCAAGAAGCTGTTTGCGGCTGGTTCTGTAGAGGAAGAGGCGTTGGCGGCGTATTCCGCTAAAAAAAAGTTAGAAGCACAGCGTCAGGAACTGAAGACGTTCTTGAACATGAGTTATGGGCCACAAGCGTGGGCTGATTTGATACAGCTAGAAGGACGTATTCGTAAGCAACGCAAGGAAGCTATTTACAAGCAACAAGAAATGCGCCGTAAAGTTATAGAGATAATTGTCGCTGGCATCCTAATATTGACAATAACCACGTTATTAGTCAGCCTAGTATGGTTAGGAATAACTTACTAGGAGACTGTCATGTGGAAGCCAAAGATTCGGCATGAAATAGAACAGCGCACTCCGCAAGGTGAGTGCATAGTAAAGGTATTTGACGAAAACGAATTGGTGGAAGTGTTACAGTTTAACGCTTGCAACGCCGCGTTGAGTTGGGTAGAACGGAAAGAGGAGAGTTATAGCTATTCATAGCTTTCCTTATTCCTCCCTAACTCCGCCCCAGAGGTTCCCCCTTGGCCTCTGGGGTTTTTCTTTACTTAGACACACCCTTGAACTTTTCAAAGCTACGCATACCGCCTAGACCCAGCATACCCAGTAACACGGTCATCAGGCTCTCCATATCGAAAGCTGGCATCGGTGGTATCTCGTAGCCCATATAAGCCACAACAAAGTCAGTCGCCGGAAACAGCACAAAATGCGCCATCAACGCAATACCGCATGTCCAGCCGATGAACGGACGCCAACCAGCCACGAAAATTGACCTGTGAGCGGCCTCTGCCTTGTTCACCTCTAGCTGACCCTTGGCAAGTTCTTGAGCGTGTTTGTCGGCCATTGTAGCCAGTTCGTGAGCCAGTTTATTCTTCTGGTCTTTGTCTTCGATAAACTTGTCTAGCAACCCTGTAACCGGGCCTATTAGTGCCTGTATCATTTTGCTTCGTGTCCCATCCATACAGCAAAAGCACCAGTAGCCGCTCCGACTATGGTGCTTACAAAAGCTGTTTGTTGTGTTGTTGCATCAGCGCCCAGTGACATGAACCAGTCACAGACGTTCCAAGCCATTACTGTAAAGGCTATCATCATTAACCGGGGCAGTATCTTCCAGCGAAGAAACCGCTCCATTGTTACTTCACCCATTAGCCAGTTCTCTCATACGTTTCACTAACCGCTCTGCGCGATTCGGAACCTGAGTGTACCACTTGCTGTCTATCATTTCATCTGCCGCTTTTTCGTAGTCTTTTTCGTTTACAGCTTGTCGCATGTTACGAAAACGCTCCAGACGCGGATAGCCAAGGTTAAACATCATATTTGCAATGATATGCTGCAACTCATCTTCAAAATCATCCCAGTCAGGATATAGACGGCGGCAGTCTTCTATTGTAACGAGGATGTCCAGATTGAACGCCTGATGCACACGTTCTTGTGTGATCTTAGTGCCTACAGGCTTGCCGTACTCAGGATCTTCGACCTTGATGAGATGACCGATACCCATCGTGGGCAGATCTAAATGATCCAAATATATCTCGTATTTACAGCCTTCATCAGCCGTAATTTCGTCCCTGAGTACGTCTAGTTTCATGCTACTGCTTCAGCCTCATCATGTTCGCCCTGCATCAGCTTAGAAGCCGTTACGCCTAGCTGGTACAGCGCCTCAGTAAGTGTGTTGTCGCTGGCCTTGCCACGACCAGTCATGAATACCTCAACTGCCTCGCCTGTCTGGGGGTGGAAACTAACCGTCACCGCTAGTCCGGCTCCGATGTCTGTGGTCACGCAAGGTCTTCTGTTGGGTAGGTTCATAATAAAGTTCCTCTATTGATTTTAGCCAAGAATCTGCCTCTAACTCAGGGTTCTCAAAGAACCCGGGCATCTTGTTCATTTTCTTTTGTCTGATGGCTGTTACTGGCAAAAAGTAACAGGCCCGTTGTTCGCTTGAAACGAGTGCTATTATGTCAAAATCATACCGTGTTGGTAAGCGTTTATTTCCGCCAAGACCTAGCTGAAACTCTAACTTGTCACTATTACCGCGACTTAGCTGTGAAGATTTAACTTGCACAAGAAGTCTCTGCCCTGTGTCCTTGTTCCAAGCCACAAGGTCAACTGAATCCTGACTAGCCATAGCCACGCCCCAGCCCTGTTGCAAGATTGCGGCGGCGGCGATGTGTTCTCCAATTAGTCCGGCTACAGTATGACCAATAGACTTGACAGCAACGTGCCTAGTCCTCGACATCCCTTGTCATCTCCCCGATTAGCCTGTCTAAGTACCAAGATGATTTCTGTAGGTCTTGCACAGGGTTTTCCTTATGCTCAAACCGCCAGATGTATTTGATGATGCTACCTTGGAGATAGTATTTGTAACCATCTCCAAGTGCAGCTTTTATAGCATCAATGCACTCAATGTCACCCTGCTTATAGTGAGGTGGATGATTGACGTAATCGTCAGCCATCTAAGCCAGCCGCTCTCTTAATAGCGGCAATGTCACGATTCACCTTGGTAGCACCACGACCACGCTTCGCCATCTTGTTAGCCACATAATAGACCGTTGTGTGGTCTTTGTTCATTGCACGGCCAATCTGCGGAAAGCTGAGTGTCGTGTATTCACGAGCCAGATACATAGCGATATGCCGCGCATGTACAAACTCTCTTGATCTTCGGCCTGATAGCAGTTCGTTTCTGGTTAGACCAGTCACTGTGCATGTAGCGCGTATAATGCGCTCCATAGGCGGTAAGCAATGATGCTTTGGTGCCTCAATCTCAGAGGCTGTCAAAGTCCGCGCCGTAGTCGTGCCGAACCACTTGCTCAATATTTTTCCGAAAACATTCATGTCCACAAAACTCCTTTTTTGCCCCATTCACAAGTCCGGGGTCTATGTTCCAATCAAATCCCTTGCCACAAAAGCTGCATGTACCCGGCCTGACCGTGCGTTTTACTTTCACCGTTCTGGTGCGCTTCTTACCCGGCCACATTCCCCGAACCATTCATGTTGCTTTTGTCACGCATTTTTTGTGTCAGCATCAACAGTATCTCCGTTGACAGCTTCATCATTTCATCCTTGTCCATTGTCACCCGATAGACCTCATCATCCGTTTGGACAATGAGGCCATCAGTTACAACAGTGATCTTAAAAGGGGATGTCGTCATTGATGGGTTCATTAGACTTGCCACCATCAGATTCCCTTGGGTTAGAAAAATCTATCTCTTGAACGCGCACATCAAGAGCGGTTTTATCTTCACCGTCTTTGTTTGTGTATGAACGCTGAGACAGATTGCCGATTACTGTAGCTGAAGTTCCTTTCTTCAGATACTCAGCAATCTTTTCACCTCTGACGCCCCATACAGAGCAGTCAACCCATATGGTGCTTTTATTGTTACCGTAGCCAGTATCTGATGCCAAAGAAAAAGATGTAACCGTTGTCTCGTTTACAGTCTTTGTCTCCGCATCTCTTCCTAGCCTACCAACGAATGTGCAGACATTCATCCTGCCAACTCCTTTTTACGATTAGTGAATAGATGATTGTAGTCTTTCGCCTTCGGGCCTAGTCGCGTGTAAATTTTCTTCAGCGAATCTAAGTCCGGGGCTATCGCAATCTCCTGATCAACAGTTAATGGAGACGCAATCTTGTTGGGCATTTGTACCCCACCGCCGCTAGAGGTATTCTCATCACAAGTTTCGGAAGTGTTTGACGATGGGGTACGCCCCGTTGCTGGCTTGCGTGAGAGGCTGCTCCCACCACCAGCGTCAGACGTTGCTGGCAAATCCTCGCCAGCGTAAATGTAGCAACCAAGACCCAGCAATGCGATTGCCTTGACCATACAGCGTTGCAAGGCGGTGTTCACCTCAAAGCTGTTAGGGTTCTTGATTGGACGATTAGCGTGGTTCAGTACAGGCATAATCTCTGTAGCTGATTCCAGAGCCGACACACTACTAGCATCACCCTCTGGCATAATCTTGACCGTGACAGTCACATAAGCAAAGCCATCGGCATCCAGCATGTATGGCATTTGGTTGCCATTGATCTGGAACAGATGCTTAGTCACCTGTGCAGTAGGATAGTTCTGCTTGAGAATAGTCCAAGCCCACGCCCACGACAGGTAGGTAAAGCCATTCTTTTTTTCAACATGCTTTGAGCAATCAATCTTGCTCAGTGTTTCCCATACATTACTCATTTGACACTCCAATCTACGCCACGGCGTGTAGTAAAGCAGAAATAGTTATCAGGATTTTGCTTGAACGTAGCCATAGTCATTGCAACGTGACAGTCAGAGATAGTGTCAAACGTACCAATGACATCCACATTTGCAGTCTCAAAGCCAGTCAGAGTGACCATTATCAATAGATATTTAGACATTGCTCCACAACTCCTTTGCATCATTTACAAACTGATGCCCCCAATAGAATGGATGATTGAAATCTGGCTCCATCAAACCAGCCAGCACCTTTGGATCGGTGCTTACTGCCAACAGGTTTTGCCGCGTAATAGCCTTACGCCGGATTTCCTCTATGGCAAAATTAAGAACGTCATCTGACATTTTGTCGCAGTTATCTGGATTGTAGATAACGCCATCATCAGAAGACACATATGCAATGTTAGGTGTGGCACCTGTAGCCTTCCAGTACACGGCGGCTTGCAACACATGCTCCCACGCTGGTTCCTTTGGCAGTGACGCCTTAGTCCAGCCTCTGGTGCCGTCTTTCTTAACCGCACCCTGCCGGGGTGCCTTAGTCTTGATTTCGGCAAGCTGACCGTCCTTGAACAAATCGACATACCCCATAACAGGCACCAGCACACCGTCCAATGTCAGTTCGATTTTGCGCTCTTCTTGAGCGCCAGCGAACACGGGAGATAGTAGGTCGATGCCGACAGTGGCGGCGGCTGGTATCAGTTCACGAAACTTGTCACGCTTATCTTGTGAGAAGTTTGCAGGGTGAAAGTCATAACCTGTCATAGCCTCTTCAACAGCCTCATCAATGTCCTGACCGTGGCATGTAACAGCCTGTATGACTGTATGCACGGCAGTACCGAAAGCTGCGTTCTCGCCAACGACTATCTCGCGGCGTTTCTCTTTTGACAGGTAAACATATTCAAACATCCAGTTCGCCAATGGGCGATTTAACTGGCTTGGTGAGAAATGGTAGACACCTACCGATTTCATTTTTTCTAATAAGTCCATTCCCAACTCCTTGGCCGTATTGGCTTGATAACCCTTGTTACAAAATTTTTATTTGACCTGTCAACAATAATTTTATACAGATTGACATATTGTTAATTTGTACTTGCAGGAGAACTAAGTGAAACTGGCAGAATATATGATGAAACGGGGAATGACACAAAGTGAACTAGCACGTCACTTGAATGTAACCCGTGCAACTATAAACAACTGGATATATCGCCGGACGCCACCGTCAGGTAGGCAGATGATGGCTGTATATAAATGGTCAGGCGGCAAGGTCGGTCTGAAAGATTGGTGCGGAGAGTTTGATGTTTAAGAAGCCACCATTCATTCACAAGAATCAGTACATGAAGACTATTGACCACGCGACTGAGTTTGAAAAGTTGCGGTTGCTGAATATGGGTTGCCCGGACTTTGAAGATGACCCGGCGGCATCAGGTGATGCTGACAAGCACGGCAAGTATCAAAGGCGTTCACTAGCTGATGGTCAGCTATTGGGCGGCGTTGATATGGGTAACTACCGGGGGAATGGTGAGTGAGGCAGAAAGACGATTTTTATCCTACGCCGCCAGAAGCTGTTGAAGCGTTGTTGCAACTTGAGACATTTGACGGTGGTATATGGGAGCCAGCTTGCGGTGATGGTGCTATCAGTAAAATCCTTGCAACGGAGTATGATGTTGTGAGCAGTGACCTAAATGATTATGGATTTGGTCAGACTGGCATTGATTTTTTAATGGAACAAAAACTACAAGCACCCAATATTGTCACGAACCCACCGTATAAGAACGCAACTGATTTTGTGCGACATGCAATCATGCTTGGCGCAAAGAAACATTGTTGGTTTTTACGTCTGGCTTTTTTAGAGGGTCAGGCTCGTTACGAAAATCTTTACAGTAAACTAAGGCCAGCTAGGGTGTGGGTGTTCAGTAAACGTCTGACATTGTGGCGCGGTGATGAGGAGCGGTCAGGTAATGGCACAACCGCTTATGCTTGGTTTGTCTGGGATGGTGTGCCGGATGAAACAAAACTGGGGTGGGTACTATGACAAACGGACGCCGAAAGGGAGCCAATTTTGAACGCGAACTGGCTCGTATGTGTATGGACGAACTTGGTATTGACGGTGTGAAAAGAGACATTGAGCAATACAGGGCGGCAGAACACGGTGACTTGGTAGGCATTGACGGCTGGACTGTCGAGGCCAAGCGTTACGCTCACGGCATCATTCACAAGCCGGAATGGTGGCAACAGGTGGAAACCGCTGCTGACGCATCCGGCACTGAGCCTGTGTTGATCTACAAATATGACCGCCAGCCGATTCGCTGTGTCGTGCGTCTTTCCAGCATCAACGCTGATTTTGCTGGCAAGGATGACCTTGCAACGATTAGCTTTGAAACGTGGTGCATGTTGGTCAGGGAAAGCTGGGCATGAACAGACCGCTATATGAGAGCGCACAAGATTTGCGTAATGAGCATGAGGTCATCGAAAAGGTGTCACTGCATCTGAACGCCGACTACAAGAAACTGCCGATGAGCTACAAGCTGGACTTTGCTATGCACAAAATGGCTAGTGGATTTGTCTGGTTTTTCTGCGAGGTAAAGGTCAGGACGTTCAAGATGAACAGGTATCCGACTATGATGCTCAATCTGGACAAAGTTATGGCGGCGCGTGACCTGTCAAAGCATACAGGGTTGGACAGTTATCTGATCGTGCAATGGACTGACAGGCTTGCAACGATCAATTTTGCAGAGGATTTTGACGTTGGCTTTGGTGGCAGACGCGACCGGGGCGACAGTCAGGATGTGGGGCTGGTGGCTCATTTTGAGATCAGCAAATTTAAGGAGTTAGGATGTTAAATTATAGGAACCCAGTTAGGCAAATAGAGTTTATGCGTGAGGTGGTAAGCAGACTTCGTGAAGGTCTAAAAAACTATGTAGAGACAGGAGAGGATGTTTTCCCGATACACGTTTCATCTTATTTTTATTGGCGTCAAAAAGTTAATGTTCATGAAGTGGATTATGATGAACTGCTGGCAGACGTTGTACGCACGTTTGACAAATCTCTGGCAGAGATCGACCAAATGAGAAGCTGCATAGAAAATTTAAGACTAAGGGGTTAGTTATGACGGACACACTGATAATTCGCAGTAACCTGCAAGAGAACTTTGCAGTGCTGCCCAATGAAATGATTAACGATGAAAAGCTGACAAGTGATGCACTAGCCGTGCTGGTGTATCTACTGTCAAAGCCGAATGACTGGCAGGTAAGGCCGACTAACCTGCGTAACCGATTCGGCTGGGGCAAGGACAAGGTGTACCGAATTTTGGCAAACTTGGAACAGCTAGGGTACATGCGCCGCGAATCTGCTCGTAATGAGGGTCAATTCGCTGAAACCCGCTATTTCGTTATGGATTCACCGTGTCCGCATTTCCCGGATACGGGAAAACCGGATCCGGTTTTTAAGGACACTTACAAAGAACAGAAAGAACAAAAGACAGATATAACTAAATCAAATAAATTACAGCGGCAGAGAAGACAGCTTTTAGTGGGTTGGGTGCCAGACACTGAGGACAAGGTGTATGCCACTGATCGCGGTCTTGACTGGCAAGAGGTTCTAGAGGATATCCGCATCTGGAATGAGCAAGGCGGAAATAAAGCCGCCTATGCGTCCTTAAAGGCATTTTGGCAGGGTTGGGTGCGGAGAGACGCTAAACGCCGTCCACGGGCTTCTAATCGCCAGCAATCGGCATGTGAGAGCAAGAAGGTAGCTACGCTGACACCAAAGCAGGAAGAATATGCCAAGAACGCGGCATATAAGATGGCGATGCAGTATAAGGATGAGTTTTTCAAATATGATGATATTTTGAAGGCAGTTAATGCGTTTATGCTGACCGATCAATCGGATGAATCTTGGAAGGCGATTGGTCTGGGTCTGCCGAAACCGTTTTAAGGAAGGGGTGGCTTATGCCACCCCTTCCATATGCTTTAAGATGTGGCAGATGACATCGACCGTCCAGCCGTTACCAAGCATTTTATAGCGTTGTGTCTTGCTAACGTGGTTGGTGTAGTTATCCGGCACGGTTTGCAGTCTCTCGCACTCAACAGGCGTCAGTGACCGCCAAGTGGCACCATTATCAAATGTTAGATGGTTATTGTTTTGCCAAGATGATGAGGTCATCGATGGTGTTTTACCGTCACTTGCTTTTAATCCGCCAGAATTAAAACCGTGTGCAGTCTGCAATATCTTTGGCTCAAGATTGCCACCACTCGCCGCGCATAGGCTGGGTGCCTTGCCGTCTGGGTGATAAACGCAGCGCACATAGCTATGACCTTTGAGATCAGCGTCACCGACATGACACAGACCATCATCACTGAACACTAGCTGGCGTTTGTTCTTTTCAAAATAATCTTTGAGCCGACCGCCTTTGTAGTAGGTTGATGTCACGCATAGCGATTTGTCGCGGTCAACAAAGCCATCCTCTAAGATATCTTTCAGCTTGATGCCTTTATCGGCTGGCATCATCAAGAACGGTATATTCGTCCAATACAGGCGATAACGGTTCTGAGCCGATACAAGATTACTATTGATGGCGATTGGCTGAACGCCTAGCGCCTCACTGATAACGTCTTGGCTTTGCTTTTTCATGCGTACATTCTCAAGCAGGAAATAGCGCGGCTTGGCCTCTTTTAAGATTCGCACAAATTCCCAGAACAAGCGCGACCGGGGGTCATCGAAGTTTAACTGATTGCCAGCAAAGCTGAATCCTTGGCAGGGTGAGCCGCCAAGCAATAGGTCAATCTTCTCACCCTCGAATGTCTCAGGCCAGATAACGTCACGCACATCACCCAGATGGATAGTGTCAGGGTAATTTGCTGCGGCAACTTTGATTGCGTATTTGTCTATTTCAGACGCGAAATAACGGTCAATCTTATAGCCGCACCGCTCAAGAGCGATGCGACCACAAGACATGCCATCGAATAATGACAATACATTCATGATTAACTCTCATCATCTAGATGAAAATGATGGTGCATTTGCCAGAAAGCCGTGCTTATGTTGCGCGGCGTGTCGCAGTTATAGAGGTCAAAGCCGTCTGACCATTCAGCGACAAAATCACGCAAAGCATTATGCGCTTTTTTGATTGCTTCGCGCTGTTGTGGTGTTAGCGCGTCCATTCCAGCTTTTTCAGCTTTTACACGCTTATCGTGGTCAATTTGCCATTGTTCTTTTTTAGCCATTGCTTTTTTTCCCTTGTTTCAGTGATTTAACGCGCTTTGTTGCGTTTTTGAGCCGTTGTTGCTCAGTGTCAGGCAGTGACTGAAACACCGCCGACATTTCGTCCTGTGTTGGATTAAAATGTTCAACATACAGGACAAACTCTAATGCTGACCGAATGTCGGACTGATCGCCGCCAAACTGGTCATAAAATGCTTTTTCGTAATTATCCATCATTCCGCCTCGTAACTGTCATAGATGTCTAGATCGCTAACCGAATGTGGCTGTAGCTTGTCTTTCAATTCATCCATAGCCACCTGTTCGGCTGTTTCAATGCTATCAGCATCAATGACAACGATCTGCGTCACCAACGCGGTAGCTTCAATGTGAAATTTAGGCATCGGCTTCACCCCATAGCTTGTTTTCAGCTTCAGCAATTAGGAAATCGCCATAGCGGTCTGACAGACCGAAAGCCTTTAGCGTTTCGATTGCTTCGATATATTCATTCATATTACAGCTAGTCGGTATCAACCCGGCGGCAATCTTGACCGGGACGCCAATGGCATCACGCCTGACAGTAACAAATTGAACGTCTGACCGATTTTTCAACCGATTTGCGGCTTGTTTTAGATTTGACATTGTAACCCCCTTGGTTGTTGTCAATTACAGATTAACAGCATGAAATGCCATTGCAAGATATTTTTTTAGAATCATTGTTTCAAAATGAAGCTGGCAACCACACTGGCCGCAAACGCACCAAACAAGGCCAGCAATCCGGTGGTGCTAGTGTTATGTGTTGCGGCTAGGATAAAGGCCAGCACAACCGAAAGTGTCCCGGTTGCGCTAGCTAGTTTTTCGCGGCGATTCATGATGCCATTTCCCGATCATTTATTGCGTTGATCAATTCAGATAACGCTTCATTGACAAATTGCCCGGAAACTTCCCAACGATCAACGCCGCCATCTAAATTGATGCCGGGACATTCACCGATCATTTTTCCGCCATTATCTAAATTTACCGCATCGATGTTGCGGTCTTTCAGCAATGTTGAGAGATAGTAGCGGCTAACAAATTGGCCGTATTCTTCTGCAAGATATGATTCGGTTTTGTTATCAGATTGCCGCATCTGCTTTGCGGCCATTGAATCCATATCGTAAAACTCAATCAATGGATCAGTTTTATTTTCATCATATGTGAGGCAATGGTTTAGACCATATAAACCGCCGGGCATTACTGCCCGGACGCACCACTTGATGCCAGATTCACGATCAATCGCTTTATATGTAATACTGCTCATAATTTCACCCTTGTTTTGTTTACGCTATCGGCTTTCACCGTGTAACTGCTAAATAATCGCCTAGCATTTACAAGGTGGCACCCTTGCCGGGTGCCGCCAATGTTATGCGGTTTTTAATAGTCCAACCCTTTACGCTTGCATTCTTCGACAACCGCCAAGCAATCATTGCCAATGGCTATCAATTCGGCATTGTTGAAGCTATCAAACGCCGGGTTTAAGTTATCGGCATCTATTGCACCAATGCCCGGTTGATATTCCCATTTTAGCGGTATATCAGCGCCACGCGCCGTCAATGCCTCGCATATGTCAAAAGCTAGGTTAATAGCCGCGCCGAATGGATCATGTTGGCCGTCATTTTCAATGATAAGGTTTTTTGCGTTTTCATTCATTTTTTGCACCCTTTCCTATATGTTGAGCGTAGCGGCAAAATCTGGCGCGGTTGTCATGTCTATTTCAGCAATTCGCCAGTCTGTTATGTCGAACAATTCGCCGCGCTCTATGCGGTTTTTGAATGTTTCTATGACCGTTTCGGCTTGCTGGCGGCTAGTGATATATTCACCGTTTACCGTTTCACAAATAAGAGATTCGCCGCTATCGCCGCCATAAATGCCCCATATGATATAGTTTTTCATTGGTTTATTTCCCTTGTGTTGTTGCGTTGTTGGCTTGCGCCATATAGACGCCAGCCGGATTGACTGGCGGCTATAAAGCGGCACGGTTGCCCGTGCCAGCCGGTTTATGCGTGTGATTCGTGAATGTAAAACTTGCGGCACCCGGTCAACATTTTACCGATTGCAAGCGCCGCCTCTCTCATAGCGGTATCACCAACGCCAGCTATAGATTGCGACAGTTTGATGCCAGCGTGGTCTATAGCATCTGCCATAGCCGCGCTTGCTTTGTCGTAGCCATAGCCGCCAGCCTTGCCGTAGCCGCTACCGTATAGGTCACGACTGCCAAGCCACGAAATACAATGTATAGTCTGCCCGGTGCAGTAAAAGCGGAAACGCGCAACCGCGCCGCGCTCTGAATGAATGACCGCAATTTCTTTATAAAACTTGTCTGCGATTTTATCGCGCTTGGTACCAATGTTCCGGTGTCCTAGGTTTTTGTTTGTAGCTTTCATTGTTTCGATTCCCTTGGTTGTTACGTTTTCGGCTATTCGCCGCATAGGTTGCCGGGGTTGCCAGCAATCTATGAGGCGGCACCCCGAAAGGTGCCAGCCGTTTTATTGCGCCCGGTTTAATACAAAATCCGGGACTAAATCCTGATGTAATCCGATTCTGTTAGCGGCTAAAATCGCCTCTTTTGCCGCCCATTTTGCATTTGTTATACAATGTTTTCTTGCATATTCATTCTTAGCCCGGATTGCCTCATAAAGCGAGGTCTCATATTCTGCGGCGCGTTGGATGTAATAGGCGTATTCAGCGATAGGCCGTGATTTTTCTTTTGATAGTTTTGCCATTGTTTTTACCCTTGTGAAGTTAGTTTCATCTATATTTGTAAAGCATAGATTGACATATGTATATAAAAAAATCGCTAATCCTTGCAACTAATCGCGTTTTTTTGGTGGGGGTGGGGTATAGGGGGTAGGGCATCATGCGGTAACAAAATACCACAACGCGCACGCGAAGCCACACAAGGCCACTGGCTGGCTTTGGGTGCCGCCGGGTAGGTAGGCAAGGCCGCTAGTCGTTGCAAGCCGTCACGGGACAACGTGCGGCGATTTACTTTGTCGCATAATATAAATTATTTTTTGTCGCATAATGTTTGTCGTGGTCATGTGTTAGCACGTTAAAACATGACGGTGATGTGGTGCTATGCTAC